CTATTGAAGATAAGTCTATTGAATATGATATTATGGTTGATACACCATCAGGTTCAGTAATGAAAGAACCCTATTTTATGCACTCAAGAAATCAAGCAATTGATAAAAAGATAAAATATATTATTGATTTTTTGAAATCTCATAAAAGTGAAAAGACCCTTATCTATAGTCAATTCTTAGATAAATCCTTTACTCCATTAATGAACGCATTAGATAAAAATAAAATCAAATATGGATTTATCTCAGGTGCTTTATCACAAGGTGAAAAATTAGACATCGTTAAATTGTATAACGATAATGAAATTAATGTATTACTGTTTACTCTATCTATCAAAGAAGGTATTTCATTTAAAGAAACAAATAATATTCTAATTTTTCAACCCTATTGGAATTATGCAATTATGGAACAGGTAATGGCTAGAGGCATTCGGCTAAACTCACATGCCCAACAGAATAAAGCAACGATTCATATTTATTTTCTAGTGGCTGTAAAAAGTAAACTTGAGACTGAAAAATGGTTTACATCTGCTAATTCTATCATGAATAACGACATCAAAGAGTTTGTTTTTCCTCAACGAGAAACTAAAGGATTACTAAACCAAGTAGCAAAAATAAAACTAACTGGCGAAATAAGTAACAGCTATCAAAGTCGGGATATTAATTTATACAATCGTATGTTTTTAAAACAGGAAGAAATTAATATTTTTGAAAAACGACTATTGGCTTTACCTAGGTTTGAAGATGTCAACAATAACGAAAATAATGCATTTGTCAAAGAATATAATGATGCACTAGAGGAAATTGCAAAAATTACAGGAGACGCCCCAAAATTGAAAGAGTCAATTGAACTTAAAAAGAAAATGTATAAAGAGTTCTATCAAAAAAATATTCAATTTATAAATACTAGAATTATAAGATTTAGTGAGGATACTAGATTTAAAACAAATAGAAATCCTGATTTAGAAGAACGTTCTAGTGGAAATAAGCATGGCGATAAATCCGTAGAAATTAAATCATTAATTGATAAAAAAGCATCCTTAGCCGACTTCTTAAAATTATTTGGAATATCTAAACAAGATATTACCTTATTTCAAGCAAACTTTACACCCTCTAGTGAGGTTCAAATCGTCATTGATAAATGCGGTATCAAAAAAGATAAACGAGAAAATCTAAAAGTTTTAGAAGGAACTGCAGGTATTGGTAATTTCGTAGAAGGGCTATTACTTTGTGATAACAAATATAATTTTATGATTGACTGTAACGAATATAATAATGCTTTCTATCAAATTGGTAAGACCATGTATAGTGAGGTAGATAATGTTAAATGGTATAATTGCGATTTTTGGGTATTCCAAAATAAATATAATTATGACTATATCCTTGGAAATCCGCCATTCAATCTAGCCCATCAAGTCCTTACGAAAGTCGTATATAAAGCACAGAAAGGACAAGCTACGCCTGAGCCTAATTTTATAAAGGTAGATAAACGATTATACGATATTCATTTCGTATCCAAAGCCTATAATATGTTAAATGATGACGGGGTTTTATCTATGATTATTTCAGATCGCTTTCTTAGACAAAATGATGGAGAGTTTGCTATTTTCAACTTATATTTAGATGCTATGAGAAAAATAAACCCATCTAGTGTAGACATTATTAAAACGGGAGAGTTTAAAGCTGATAAAAAATCTGTTTCTAAAGAAATGGAAACTCAATTTGGTATGGTCTGTATTACTCTAATAAAATTAACAGATTTTAACATTGATTTAGAAAGTAAAAGACGAATTAAAAATCTATAAACTAATTACATATCATTTTTTGTAAATGAAATGTATAAAAATTACTTCCGCATCGCCCTAAGACGAGCCATGTGGTCTCTCGCCGCCTGTGAACCCTTTTTCATTCTACCACCCGACACCTGTGCACCCCCACTCATCTGTGCTCCCCCCGACATCTGTGCTCCCCCCGACATCTGTGCACCCCCACTAATTTGACGACCGTATGCCCCGCCTTTACGCAGTTTACCGCCGAGCGCAGTATCTGCTGCGGATAGACCCGTCGTTGCAGCCGCAGCCAACAAGGGGTTACCAGAAAGCATCGCAGCGGCAGGCACAACTACCTTCCCAATCTTAACTGCTGTCTTGAGCCCTTTACGCAGTCCTTCTAAACTGAACTTACCGCCCATTGCTGTATCTGCCGCACTGAGATATGTGTGAGCCATTGCTGCATCCTCTGGACGACCCGTTACGAGACCTACCAATGGAGCTACATTCTTTGCAATGCGTACGCCCGTTTTCACACCCTTGTATAAATCTTTAAAAAATCCAGCGCCAACGATATGCATTTTTGCTTCTTTACGAGATGGATGGTAAGACTCATGCAGTCCATCTACCATGACCTGATGCAAAGGATGACCTCTTACTTTTTTCAATAAAACCTTGTATTCTTTCATCTGTTGCTTGAACTCGTTGGCGTTCATTATACATTTACAGTTAGATTTTAATTTTGTTGAACAAATTGAATTAATTGAACAACCTCCATAGACGGCATCCGTTCTATCCAAAATGTCTGTAGAATGTTCTTTCAATGGATTCAAAGATTCTGCTGGAATTGTATGCGTTTGGCTTTTTTTTCCAAATAATCCTCTCACATAATCAATAGGACTGTGCAGAGCAGACACAATATCACCACTAGAACGTATTACCGTCTCTTTTGGGCTTTGTTTTTCTCCCAAATATGCAGGGTTTAATGTAATAATATTTTTGGTATTTTGACCTAGTTCTCTTGCTAAGATGGCTCCTTGGCTGTGACCTATTGTATCGGTATTGGATGTGCCGTATTTTGCTTCAGCTCTCTCTTGGAGTTTTTTACCCTGTTTATAGCGATTTGTCTGTTTATAAATACCTGTTGCATAAGCGGCATTGTTCAACCAATCCGCCGCTCCACTCGTTCCTTTATGTACCACTTTTGTATCATTCGTTAAAGGATTATGATAAACGACGCCCCCTTTATTACGAGTTGATAGTTGATAATCTCCTATTTTTGCTGGAGGCTTTTCAGCATAAGAAGCTTGTACGAACTTCTTCAATTCACTTGATGATACCTTACCTCCTTTCATTATATAATATAGGTAGATATTATAATGAATATTCCTCTTTCTAATGACCAAATTATAGACGTTGTGGGTGATCCTGCCGATGATATCATTTTATACAAAGACTTACATAAGTTCAATTCTATTGAAGAACTTTTTAAGGATGATAATTTGAGAATTATTTTGATTGAAACCAAGCCTTCCTACGGGCATTGGGTTTCGTTGATAAAAGATGGAGATACCTATATCTACTTCAATTCATACGGTTTTGCCCCCGATCATGAGCTTCAATTTTTACAACCTTTTTATCGTCATTTATTAGGCGAAGATGTAGCTGAAATAAAAAGATTAGCAAAAGGATGTAAATTGATTTACAATAACGTAAAATTGCAAGGTAAGGATTCAAGCACCTGCGGTAGATGGATAATCTTATGGGCTGAGATGTTTAATAGAGGATATTCGTTGAAAGAGTTTCAAACTTTTCTAAAAAAAAATAAGACCACTACATACGATGATTTGGTTTTAAAATTAGTTCCTATTTAGAACTTATAAAAAAACAATCGTATATTTTTTATATTATAGTATAGTATATGAGTGGGTCTTTCGCTAACCTATCCTTTAAATACAACACACTCCAGAGTCAGCTGTTTAACCTACAGCTAACAACACCACAGGTAGATGGTGATAATGTCTTTACTGGAACAAATGAGTTCACTCAAATACCGACAACAGCAACCGCAACAGCAGGAGATAACTCAAGCAAAGTAGCCACTACAGAGTTCGTCCAAACAGCCCTCTCAACTATACCCGATATTTTAAGTAATGATAATATCTTTACTGGAACTAACCAATTCACTCAAATACCCACAACATCAACCGCAACAGCAGGAGATAACTCAAGTAAAGTATCTACTACAGAGTATGTAGATACAGCAATTAGTGTTATTCCCGACCTATTAAGTACTGATAATACATTTACTGGAACAAATGAGTTCACAGAACAGGTATCTTTTACTTTACCACCGCATTCAGCACCACCACTTCTAGGAAATGATCTAGCAACTAAAGGATATGTTGATAGTTTAGTTGGTCAATACAGCGGAGGTCTCAATTTGTTTTTAAATTATTCACAGCCCGTTACAGTAGGCGGAATTAATTATTTTTCTTTATCAAAACAGGTATCTTCAGCCTCACAACAAAGTATAGTTACTCCAACTAACGGGGGTGAGCATTTACTCGTATCTTTTATTTCTAATGAATTAAATATTTTAGAGATACCCGCGGGGTTATTTGATTTATTTTTATATGGGGCAGTATCATCTCCTAATCAAATTGTTTATTATCATTTTCATCTTAAAAAGTATAGTGCGGGTGTTATTACTAGTATTTCTGTCAGTGGTAACTCCAAAGATATAAATGCTACGCCATCCAATAATCCCGAGGTGTATCTTATGAATACAACTATATCAACAGTAGTGCCTATGCTATTGACAGATAGAATTATTATTGAAATATATTATAACAAAACCGCTGGTACATCAGTAGATTTAACCACTTATTTTGAAAGTGCTTATTATTCCTTTGTTCAATCAACCTTAAACGCTGGAACAACACTACTAACGTCAGACAACAACTGGACTGGAAATAATAATTTTGAACTATCGCCGACAGTTCCTACCGTCAGTGCGGGGGATGCATCAACCAAAGTAGCTTCAACGGAGTTTGTGAATACGGCTATTACTACTCTATTGACATTGGACAACGACTTTACGGGCACAAATAATTTTGAATTATCTCCAACAGTTCCTACCGTCAGTGCGGGGGATGCATCAACCAAAGTTGCTTCTACTGACTTCGTTACTACTGCGATTTCAAATATAACCCCCGCCGTTAACTATATTGACGCATCGGGTAATGCATCGGGAACAATTTTTATGACGGATAATTATATTAATTTTGAAAATATGGATGGAACAAGAAATAACATTTCAGCTACAACTCAATCTATAAATGGTGTTAACGGTGATGATGTAACATCTGCTATTTCTTCAATTGATGGTACAAATAGATATGGGACAAAAATGAGAGCAGACCCAGTCACATCTAGTGGCGGTTTATATACCAATTATATTAACCTAGAACCTTATTCAATTACTGAACTTAGTGTGTCAATTGATGGTTCAACCCCCACTATCGGTGCAATCATTGGAGCAACATCTGTTCCTATTACTATTAAAAGTAATTTAGATATGGACCAAAACACATTAACAAACATTCCAAGTATTTCATCATCTTCAACATTATCAATAACGAGCACTGGAGCTATGACAATTGGAGTTCAAGAAAAAATTACCAGTTTGGTGGGAATCGTAAAAATACCCAACGATTTAATCGTAGGTGATCCTTTGGATAATGAAGAGGTGATGATTTATGGAGGTCAAGGAGGCTCAACATTCACTACTTTAACTCAAAATGATATACAATTAAATCTCGGGACGCGTCAAAGAAATGCATTGTATGTCGCCTTTATTTTACCGACTACAACAGGACCAAGTATAATGACGTTACCATCTGCTAAAAACTCGTATTCGGTTAAAGTTGTTAACAATTCACAATATCCATGGACGATAAGGGGACAAATCGGGGAGGCAATCATACAAGGTCAAGGAGGCTTTGGAACTTTAAATCCTAACAGTGTTACCATTAATCCTTTCCAAACAATTACCTTTTTACAGGTAAATAATATTAGCGGTCAAGTAAATATTTTAGATTCTCAGTTAATAACTGGGACAACCTCAAACTTTACAGCTTTACAATGCGCGTTCTATGACACTGGTAATTCAGCCATCAGTATAAACGTTGGAACTACATCCTCGGGGGCAACCAATCTTGGACGATTGACACAAGCCACAGACATACGGGGGCAACTAAAAATGAATGGTAGTTCAGGCGCATATGGGCAGGTAATTACGAGCAGAGGCGAGACGGCTTCTCCAGTATGGGATGCTCCGTATGTCACTTTCAATGGAAGTGTCCGCGGAGACGTCTTTTTTCCTGATAGAATTATTTCAATGTCGTCTTTGGGGACTGCAGACAATCTTATAAATGGAAGTTCACTAAATATTACGGGGTATACTGGTAGACTCATAGAGTCAAAAGTTTCTTCGTTTGTTGGTACGAGATCATTCCCCGGAAATAATTATTTTACAAAAACACAGGCGGCTTCTTCTAAAGGCGGGGTGGTAACCAGTTTTTTTGATTCAGCGGCAAGTTCCACAACTGATTTTAAGTTTGAGATTGATGGAATAACGCCTACTATTGAAGCAATTATTGGAGCAATAGCTGTTCCTATTACAATTAAAAGCCCATTGAATATGGACGGTAATCCTATAACTAATCTACTCAGTTTAGATTCATCGTCAATCAATATTACAAATAATTTAATTGTCGGATCAGGGGCTTCAACCGTTCGTCTTTTTGGAGGAGACGGTGGTGATACATTTGATACTACTACACAAAATGATATTCAATTGAGATTAGCAGGAGGAAGCAGAAACCAAATATATAATGCGGTCATTCTTAATACAACAACTGGAGTAGGCACTATTATTTTACCTAGCATTTTGAATGGATACTATGTTTATATTATTAATAATTCGGCGAGCGACTGGACTATAAAACCTCAAGTTGGTGAGTTTATGAGACAAGGTCTAGCGGGTGGAGGAGTAGGTAATCCTAGTGCTGGGATTATTGTAAGAGCTTTTCAAACTTTCGGTTTTTTTCAATTAGATTCAGGCACAGAAAAATACAGTTTAATTGTAAGTGAAGTAATTAATGGAACCTCGCCGACTTTTAGTACTATATTATGTAATGCGTATGAAGGTAAAAGTAATACTACTGTTAATTTTGCAACCTTCTTTGCGTCTGCGGTTAATATATCTAAAGCAAATATCAACACAAGTATTAATGGAAGAATAAGACTGGGAACGAATGCTGGAGTAGCTGGACAGGTTATAACTAGTGCTGGGGCATCTGTTGATACTACATGGTCTACTCCTTATGTTTCACCCGCAGGTCTAGTAGTTCCTACTACAACCTTAAATATGAACCAAAACTCAATTACGAATGCCCCTTCTATAGACTCTTCAACAGCATTAACATTAGCTGGGACTACCGCATTAGGCATAAACGTAGGCAGAGCTGGACAGACTACAGATGTAAAAGGTAATCTTCAGGTAAATGGCTCTGCTGGATCCGCTGGGCAAGTTTTAACGAGTGGTGGAGTTGGTTTACCACCCATTTGGGCAGCTGGTGGGGGCGGTGGTTCGGTTTCTACATACAGTTTTAGAAAGCCGACAACAGTCCAATCTATACCTCATAATAGTTCTACAACTGTATTTTTTGATACAGTTACAGTTAATACAACGAGCTTAGGCTACAGTGCTGGGATATTTACCAATACAAGTGGAACAACATTGAATGTTATGGTCTCATACAATATAGGATTTTCACCTAATGCGTCGGGTATAAGAAAAATCGCTCTAAACTCATCTATATTAGGTAACATGTCGGGTTGTGAATTAGCGGCTACAACAAGTGTACCAATGATTCTTACGGCAACATCACTGGTGCAACTAGCCCCCAGTGCAACGTTCATTATAACTGCTTTTCAAAACAGTGGAGTCATAAACAACTTAACCACACCAACTAATATACAGATAATCGTTCTATAAACAGTTTTTATCATTTCCCCAATTTCTTTAAGTGAATAGAGTGCGATGGAATGCGATGGGATACACCCTCAATGTAAACT